CATTGCGCTCTGCAATACCATCTACATTACTTGGTACAAACGCAGTATTTGCGGAGATTAAGCCTTTAAAGTCCGCATAGTCGGTGTGTGACGCCCAAGCATTTCTCATTAATTTAGCCATTGATTCTTTAACGCTTTAATAGTGGCTATTTCAAGCCTAATTGCTTCATCAGATAACTCATGGGCAAACTTAGTAGCTTTATCAAAATCGCATTTAAGCGTAGCGTTATGGTAAGACTTCATTAATCTTTGTAGTTTAAGATAGTTTTCTGAATAATCGGTCATTTGGTAAGTCTTTCAATGTTTCTGTTACTTGCTTCAGTTGTTCTCCATGCTTCAAATCTCATCTTTGCTGCTTCTAATTGCCATCTAAGGGCTTCTGTTTCTTCTGTCGCCAATCCAATGGCCTCACATAGCTCTTGGTAAGCCTGAGATGAATACGCTTCCATTTCTTTGCCCCCAATCGTTGTTGCCGTTGATTTAGCCATTTCAATAGCTTTAAGACTGTGCTTAAACGCCTCGAATTGAGCGAGGTTACCTTTTGCCTTTGCATAATCTGGCGCTTTCTTGAAAATGAAGTCAATCGCATCATTAGGGTCATAGTCTTTCATTTAGTAATTCCATTTGCATATTTTTGTTTACTTTTTCAGTTCCCCATTGGTCTGCCATTGCATCAGCAATACCCTGAAAGGTTACACTTCTTGCCTTTGCTCTAACGCCATTTTTTAAAGGTAGCATAGATGTTTCGTAATACCAACGAGACATTCTGTTGCCACTTTTTGATACAACTACTTCGCCTTTGCTAACAATATTTGTTGGCTGCAATAAAGGCAAACCTTTTAACCATAAACAAGTAGCTTTAGTAGTAGGAAACCCATATTGCCAGGGCTGAATAATTTGGTCAGGAGTTCTGTAATTACTACTCATAACACCTATTGGATTTTCAATAGCTATTTTAGAAATGGGTAAATTAGCCAATTTCATAAAAAATTCAATAGCATCTTTTCTATCTTGTTGTCTTGTTGGAAATCTTTCGGCAAATTCAGGTTTAAACCATTTGTTACCAGTTAATGTTAGATAAGTGCAAGGTGGAAAAGCAATCATTAAATCCCACTTATCATCAACAACATCAAATATATCACCTTGATAATGTGGTCCAGGAGTTTCGCATGGCAACAAATCACAACTCATAGCTTCGTGCCCCCCCCAATGAAGGCATCACGCACAGCACCACTAAATTCGCAGGCCACTAAAACCTTCACTTTAATGCCATCCAAAGTCCAATTTGAGAAAAGCTATAACCAGCCCAAATCATTGCGTTTGGTATAGACCCTTTTTTAAGCTGAATTACTGCCACTATGCAATAAGAAACACCTGTCATTGCAATTAATAATTTATCTAAAGCCATTTTCCCTTTTCCCCTTTGTTGCCTTTTTCGTACTGCGTAAAAAAATCTTGAAGTAACTTTTCGTTTAAATTGTATTTACTTAGATACAGTCTAAACTTGGTTAAACCCCATTCTTTGCGCCATTTGCATAGCTGTCTTACGCCACACTCATGCCTAGCTTGTTCATACATTTGGCTTTTAGGCTTGCATAAGAGTCGTAACCATTACCCATAATTCCAAGTTCTCTTGCTTTAGCATCAATGCCTTCATTACTAAACATCCATTCTTTAGATTGTTTCTTGGGTTCTATAACTAATTCATCTTCCCATCTTTCTTGGTTTAACCAAGTTGCCGGATGGGGTATAAATTCTAACTCAGTTTCTTTTGCTTTCCAGTATTGGCAATGTGAGTCAATAACTTTTGCAGCCATAAGTTGTTGTTCTGCGGTAAGCCGTTGCCAGGCTTTTCTTGCAGTTGCTTTAGCAATTTTTCGTGGATATAAAGACCAGAATTCATCAAACATTCCTTTGATACCTATCGTTTGGGTTATTGAGCATAGATAACAATAAGCTATCTACAGTAGGAAACCATGTTATAACTTTTAAACCGTCAGTTTGGTAGATTGTAAAACTCATAAACCATAAGCAAACATAGCACCAAGAATAGCGCCTAATAAACAAGCTAATAAAAAGTCTTTCATTTAATTCCCCTTAAATGTTTACTCGTTATTGAGTGATTACAGTTTCTTATTATTTTTATGGTGTGTCACTAAGTATTTTCCCTAATGTTGTATTTATGATACTTATAGGTATTAGTTAAGTTTAGTTATTAGTACCTAAAGGTATTAGTAAGGTTTAAAACATACTTCCAAGAGGCTTAAGCGAACCTAGCCTACCTAGGTTGCCTTCAAAGTTCTTCCATTGAGGAATCGCTCACCCGACAGTCTTACGAGGCATGGGCACTATCTTCGCCACCCATATTGCGCTGTTTCAGCCTCTTACCCTACTAGTAACGCTACAACCTTATGACGCTACGATGTCGTTAGAGCCGCCATCACAAGGGGTATTAATTCTAAATCAAAAATAATCTTTTTGCGTGCTTTTCACTGTTGTCTTTTTGCCACAAAGGTCGTAAATTTGTAAATTTAGCTAGAACATGGACTTCTTCTATTGTTCTAGCGCTTGAAATTGGAATTATGTGGTCTATATGCCATAAGTCCCTATTGTCCCAATTCATTCCTTTTGTAAATTGTTTTTCAATATGTGTTTTAAATTCTTGATGTGTACAGCCAATATGCTTGTAGACTTTTGTTGTTGTTTTGTAATTTTTTTTCAAAGCATACATGGCATAAGGCCTCATCTTTTGTATTTCTAGCCAAATAGGATTTTCCCAACAACATAATTTTTGTGGTTTTGGGGTGTAAACATATTTATGGAATGGGTCAAGGCCAAGTTTTAACAAAACTTCTATTTGCCCAGGTGTATACATTACTCATCTTCTTTCAAAAATGGGTTTTTAGTTGGCACAAGTTCAGGCCATACCATAGGCCACAACCTAGGAAACATATCTTGTCTATTTAACAAACCATTTGATTTTTTTTCTAATTCAGCAGCTAAAATTACAACTTTCCCCAATGGAATTCCATTGTTTTTCCACTCAGCAACAGATGATGGGGCTATTTTAAAAATATTGGCTACTGCTGTAGTTCCTCCCAATAAATCAATCATTTGAGAGTCTGTAAGTTTAAAATTTGTTTTCATACAACACATCCTAACCCCTTTAAATATATTTTGCAAGGGGCTTGACAAATTCTTTCGGAAAGCCTAAAGTCTTACTTATAGCAATTTCGCTATGTATCTAAGGGGAATTTAGATGGGTGAATTAAATCAGTTGATGTTAGAGCATGAAGAATTTTTGGAAAAGGCTTTAGATGACATGGAGTTCAGTAATGAATTTATGTCGCAAGAGCAAGTTGATTGCATACGCCAAGCGTGTGGTAAGCCACGCAACGCACAAGTTAATCCTGTATTGCGTGATGTTATTAATAGCTTTGGAGAAATTTTTGGCAATCCTCTTGAGTCTTTTCCATCAATTAGGGGTCAAAAATGAACCATTCAGAGTCTATTGCTAAATTAGCCACCGCTTTATCAATCGTTCAAGGGAAACTGACCCATGCAAAAAAAGATTCAGCAAATCCGTTCTTCAAGTCTAAGTACGCTGACCTTGAGTCTGTGTGGGATGCTTGCCGCAGTTTATTGGCTGAAAACGGCCTCGCTGTTATGCAATTCCCTGGCGAGTTTGTGGATGGAACAATGTCACTCAATACCGTACTCACTCATTCGTCTGGCGAATATATGAGTTACCTAATGTCTGTACCGGTCACAAAGCCTGATGCACAAGGCGCTGGGTCAGCACTAACCTATATGCGTAGATACGCATTAGCAGCAGTAGTTGGAGTAGTACAAGCAGACGATGACGGTAATGCCGCTTCGTCACCTAAACCAGTAATAAAAGCAAAGGAAATCTAATGGCTTATGTACCAAAAGAAGGTAGTGGTTCTTTATTTAAAAATGACCGCAAAACTACAGACAATCATCCTGATTACACAGGCTCAATAATGGTTAATAACAAAGAACATTATTTGTCAGCTTGGGTTAAAGAAGGTACAAAAGGAAAGTTTTTTAGCGTTTCTATTGGCAAAGAAAAAGAAGTAAAAGGATTTAAACCAGCCGGTAGTGATGAGATTAAACACACTATTGAAGATTCAGACCTTCCATTTTAGGAGATAGCCATGCTGAGTCACATCAAAGATGTTATTGGCGATAAAGCCAGAATCTCTACCGAACCTTTTGGCGTAGATGAAGAAAGACAACTCATTGCTTTTGAAGTTAATGATTTAGCCGCTATCATTAGAGATGTGATTCAGACTTGTGCAGACTGTTGTTTAAATACAACAGATAAAGCAGCAATAGAAAGTTTATTAGATTGATTGGGGGATTTATGATTGAACAAGATTACATGATTAAATGGGTTACAGGAAATGAAAATGTAGACCCAAAAATAGTTGCTAATAAAGAAAAACACTATAGGCGTGGTTATCATCAAGGTTATTGCCAAGCAGTTGAAGATTTTTTGGCAATAAAAGAATCGCCTAAAACAAAATTGATTAATCATTGTGATACTTTGCATGATTGGCGTTATGAAGGTATAACTGGCGAAAAATTGCCGCCATTTTTAAAATGCGATTAAAATGCAAATAAGGGGAATTTTATGTCACAACATTGGTATTGCGCCATTACAGGCGAACCCAGATATACATCTGTCAGTAAAAAAACTGGAAAAATCCGCAATACTACACTTAGAGATGCAAAAGCTGCGCCTGGAACGCTTGTACCAAGCGTCAGCACTATTACAGGACAATTATCAAAAGACGGCTTACAAACCTACTTTCAACAAGAAGCCATACTTGCCACCCTTGCTAATCCTTGCTTAGATGGGGAAGATGAAAAGTCTTATTTAAATCGTGTTATTGAATTAGCTAAGAAAAAGTCCCAAGATGCTATGGCTAGGGGAACTCTTATACATGACTTTATGGAAGCGTTTTACAGCCAAGAATATATGCCGGATATGCCAGCATATGTCCGAGTGGTAGATGACGCCATAACGGCTCATTTTGGGGCGCAGCTCTGGATTCCTGAACAAAGTCTGGTCAATCAAGAGGGCTATGGTGGGCGTTGCGATTTATATTGCAAGCCACGCTATGACTTTTCTGGGGTAGTTTTAGACTTCAAAACGACAATAAAAAGCCCTGGTGAACAAACACCCTACTACGAGAATACACTACAGCTTGCTGCTTATAGGCAAGTTCTTTCCCCAACAGCACGATGCGCCAATGTATACATTAATGGCGATACAAACGAAGTAGCCATTTATGAACATGACGAACAAGACCTTAAAGATGGATATGAGGCTTTTTTGTCTTTATTAAAAGTCTATCAATTAAAAAATAAGTTAAACTAATCACGAGGCTGGTCGGTATCCCCTTCCTTTGCTCCTTCACACGAGGGCCAGCCTCACCTCATTTTAGGGCGTTAAGCCGCCAATGTAGGATGCAGTAATTGGGTTGTTTTGCGGCTTTCTGACCCATTGGTTACAACTGCCAAATACAGCCCAGTAACATATATGTTACTTATTGTCGGTTTTTGTAAATAATACGATACATTTTGTAACCCATAGGTATTAATTTTTATACATATTGATACCTATATGTACAGTTATTGACAAAAAGTAGCCATATCAACAGATTTGTTGACATTTTTGTAAAGTTTTGACGGCTGATTGTAAAGTTGTTGACATTGGATTGTAAAGTTAATGAATCATAAATAAGGCTTTAACCCACATACGGACTCATTAATAAATCATTTCTTTTTCTTACATTCTTCCCGTTCGGGAAATAAAATTGTTCATGTATCGTGAACTAAAGATGCAACTGAACCCTAAAGTGCATTTTGCTTATTTGTTCAATATATTGCACAAATTACAGGTGGTGGGCTGTTTTTCACAGTTACAAACTTTACTTTGTTTTTACAGGGAAATTTACTTTGTTGTGCCTGTCAATGTCCTATTTTTGCAGGACTTTTTCTTTATATTTCATGCACTTATAGCGATATTTTTTTTAGGTGGTTGTCCGAAATTTGTAGCATATATTAGACATTTGCATAAATACAACATAAGGGTTTATCCCTATATAAAAGTGCATAAAACTTTAATAAATTACTTACATAGCAGGTCTTGACACTATTCAGCTTTATGGCTCTTTGAGATTTCAAACTAAAAAGACTTGACCTGCTACTTTTAAAGGGGATTATGGACACTTACGTTAGACGAGTTTTTGAAGCAGAAGCACCTTGCGACAAATGCACTCAAAAAGCAGATTGCCAAGAGTTTGAACTAGCTTGTAGGGCATTTTCTTACTATGTTTTGCATGGCACATTTCATCATCACACCGCCAGGATGCCTACTCATAATATGTTTAATAAGATTTTTAAAGAAGATGACAAGGCTCTTAAAAACTACTTAAAATCTATTAAAGCTAAAGAAGAAATGGGTCAAAATGATTTCTTTGAATGAATTGCCAGCCTTTAATCTAATGGCTAATCTTAAAAATAGGGAGATGTTTAAAAACAAAAACCACATTACCCATTTAATGAGTATTCGTGGAAAGACCATTGAAGCCAAGCGAAAAATTATCGTAACGGCAAATACACCATTGTTTTACATTTTTGGGTATAAGCTAGAAGATAAACCCTGGTTGACTTATGAGGAGAAATTTTGTGGATATAAAAGTTGAAATTGTTAAAGAAAACGAAGATGGTTCAGCCGATGCGCTTGTTCATTTTGATAAAGAAGGCCTCGCCATCCTTGTCCAATACGGCATTATTAGTATGCTTACCAAAGCAATTAATGAATTTGCCGATAAAAAACCAAATAAAAAAGCTAAAAAATGAACAATGAACCAGTAGCGTGGATAAACAGGGATGAAAAAGAAGGATGGCTTAACTGGGATAAGAACACAAATATGCCAATTAACATTCCACTCTACACCCATCCAGCAAAGACACTAACAATTAGCGATAGGGATATTTTAAAAATAGTTCACGATAAATTTACTAAGTTTGGTTTTGAAGCAGATTACATCGTGGAAGATACTGAGTTAATTGATTTTGCTAGAGCAATACTAAGAAAGGCACAAGAGAAATGAAAATAAAAAATATTATTGAATATTTGGACAATGCAGAAAACATTGCAGATTTTATAAATCCTTTTGTTGAATCAGGAAAATCTTTGGTATCGCATACAGTTGATGAACTTGAAAGAATAGAAGGCTTAGAAAAGTTAATTGTTAATTTTTCAGTAAGAATTTCTGAACTTGAAACTGCTTTAGACATTCAAAGAAATAAAACAGAATCAGCATTTGCTGCTGGCGTTCGTCATGCTCATAAAAGAAAGGCACAAGAGAAATGAATAATGAACCAGTAGGGTATGTATATAGCGTTGCTGGCGAACCTATTAAATCAGCAAAAATAAATCCTGAAATACCTAATGGAACGCCACTCTACACCCATCCAGCAAACCTAACAGATGAGGAAATAGCGGACATAATTTCTAGCGGTGAATATTGGGAATTAGATGAACATTTGAATATTGTTGCGGTTCACTTTGATAAATTTGCTAGAGCAATACTAAGAAAGGCACAAGAGAAATAATGGAATTTGCATACGGAATATTAGCTGGTATGTATTTAACAATATTGATTATTGCTGTTGAATTACGGCTAAGAAAGGCACAAGAGAAATGTTAACCGCAGATAATTCACAAATAATCACGATAGCTACACCGCCTGAACCAGTAGGATATTGGAAAATTGGTGATGGCTATAGTTATATGAGTTTTGCTATGCACAAACGATTTACTCCCGAACAAATTAAAAATACCGAAGAACTGCTTGGATGGGTTTGGGTTGAAGGAAAGGCACAAGAGAAATGAAGTCAAACA